CCATAGGTTTTGCCCTCAACTATGAAACTGCCATCCTTTTCGATTGGCACAAATACCGGAGAAACCTTCTTGCCCTTGACGTATAAAATTCCGAATCCTTGCTGCCAGTTGCCCGAGCCGCCTTTAAGGTATTTGGCGGATTTAAAATCCATTAAGTTTCCAACCTCTAATCCATATAGCGTATGCCCTATTTTGCCCCCTGATGAGGCTGTAAAGGCTGCTAACCCCGCTCTGTGGGTATGACCACACACCACGCTCTTTCCATGCCTTATAGCCAATCCTAGGGCTGTTTGACCACCTTTTTGAGACACCTGTCCCTCGTCACCATGAAGGATAATCCAGTTAGGCGCTATTGGCATTGGTTCACGCCAGAATTTAATGCCCAGTTCAGGCAGTCCTAGCCAGTTTTCAAACCGTAATTCAGGTAATGACGCAAATGCGGGCAATCTAGTTTTGATTGAATTCCATAAACGGTCAGTATGGTTTGATCTGACCATATCAGTCACCTGTAAGTCGTAAAGGACTTGCTTAGTAATTTGGCGATCTCTGTCAAGTGTCCCAGCGAATTCCCCTGCCAAACCTCGTTCCCATTTGGAGAGTTGAGGAAGGTCAATTTCATCTCCGACCGTTGCGACTTGGTGCGGCTTCCATTTAGCAATAAAGCGTATAAGGTTTCTAGTTGCGATTGGGTCATGGTAAGGAATTTGTAAGTCTGAAATCAGAATGATTCGCTTAATTTATTCATCCTCGTCAAAATCGTCCAATGGGTTTTTTATTGGGTCTTGCGTGTCCACAATCCAGTCAGGGTAAGAGGCTCTATCCATTGCAAAGGCTAAGGCTGTTCCCTCATCCATTCCTGATTTTCTGCAAGCCATATAAACTTCGTTAGCGGCTATCGCCCAAAAATCTAACTTAGTAAGAACAGGCTCTTTAGTAGTGCGCCGCTTTCTTGCAACCTTCTTTTTAGGTTTACGTTTAGTTGCCATGGTTTTAGTTTACTTCCTACTAATGACAACAAAGAGTTCATCAATACGATTTGACAGGTGTGTCGTTTCTTTTTGTAATGAGGTCAACTGGTCTTTCATACTTGAGCCCCCATTCGGGCGAAGTTCGTTTAGCCAACCTTTAACTAACCAGCGCAAGCCGGCTAGTAGTCCAATTAATGTTGTGGTAATTCCAGCAGCAAAGCCAGCCCACTCAAGGGCTGTCATTACTCTTTGCTACCTAAGCCAAATGCTGAATCGTCAGGATTTAATGCACGAAGAATAGGTGCGGCAAAAGCCACTATAAAGGCTTTCCAAATGTCATCAAATGAACCATTTGGGTTTGTGACGTAAACGGTTGCCAAACAAACAAACGCGCTGCGACCGTATGAATTAATTGCTGCTAATAACTTGCTATTCATTTTTGCCCCCTAGTAGTGGTATATCAAAAAACTCTGAATTTAAATCTTCATTCTTTCGGAATGAACAATGGATGTGATGATTGTGCGGGTTGTAACCTTTATAGCGACGCCATTTATAATTAAGGATTGGCGAAGCAATCATCCCTAAATGAATTACATAAGATATACGTCCATAATTCTTGGCGTAGAGTCGTAACTGATCTGCCAAATACGCTGAAGTCCTTTTGTCGTCAGAAAGGCGAGCGTCAACGTCGATTGCTCTAACGACGTTTTTGGCTGTCTTGTCTGGTATGTGATCGCTTTTTCCTCTTTGCTGATGCAAACGATCAGCAATCCACCCATCAGATTTGCGCAGGCGATCAGGGAAGGCGTCATCAATTTGTTCCCGCAATTGGGCGGCAGACTTTGATAACCATGGTTTCATAATTTATTTAAGCATAATCTTGAGGGATTGTGCTTAGGCGTTAGGCTTGCCTAGGCTTAATCCTTCAGGAATTGGCTTGGAGTAATTCCACTCTCGGATATAAGCACCAACGCCATCTGAATCATCTTGTAAATAAACACCAGCATCTAATAAACCAGTTTCAACTAGTTCGGGATAGGCTTCAATTATTATTTCATTAAGTTCCATTTTATGCTCCTAAGAATCCGATTGAACAACTTGTGCTTCTAGTAGCACTATCATCGCCCCATAAATCTTGCGTATTGCCTGAACCTTGCATTACAGCAATTTCCAAATAATCACCAACAGCCAAATTCAAAATATAACTCCTAGTATAAAATCCTCTAAAATTATTTGTTTTTGTACTGCTGTTTTGAGCAACTAATACATTATTAACATAAGGTGCTATTCGGCAAACTGCTTCAGCAAAAGTTCCCCATTGAGTTGCAACATTTATTTGATAATAACCACCTTTACCAGAAGGTATAGTCATTCTCGTATTATTGGTTGAGTTATCATGGTAACCATTTGTGTCATATTCCTCAGCATTAAATGGTATTTTTACATAAGTATCATTAGCAACCGAAGTAATTGTGGTTGTATAAACATAACATCCAGCAAATGTCGCACCACCAGCAGGTGCAGCCCATTTAAGACCAGTGGCTTCCGCACTATCCGCTACAAGTGTGTGTCCGTTTGTGCCTACTGCTAGGCGTGCAAATGTGTCTGCGCCAGTACCAACTACTAAATCACCTTTAGCGTCAATTGCTGTTGCCATTGAGTTGGTAATTGTTACTGTGCCAGAAGTACCGCCACCGCTAATTCCAGTTCCTGCGGTTACGCCTTCAATGTCTCCAGTTGCACCTGAAGCAACCCAAGCACTTCCTGAGTAATACCACAATGAATCATTGTTTTTAGTAAAAGCAAATTGACCTTCTTGAGGTGAGGTAATTGCCGCATCTCTTGCAGTTGCGTCAGCAAATACCAAAACGCCCTGCATCAAATAACCATTCACGTTGGCGGCTGAGAGAACCTCACCAACCGCAAATTCTTTATAACCTAATCCTGCTGCCATTGTATATTCTCCTTAGGGTCTAATTATATCGTTAATAAGACAAAACATCTTCATTTAAAAGCCCATAATAAGGGCTTGAAAGAATCAGCCCATCCACAATGGGTTCTAAAGTGGTGTAAGTGCTAATCCATGAAGTTGGGGTGATTTCGTGACTTACCCCTTGAATTTGTAGGTTTTTAACAATTGTTGAATTATCAGGCTGAACATTTGTTATTAGAACATTATCAAAATAGTCAAGGTCTAAAACGGTTGCAGTTGGAACGTCAGGGTCATTTAAATCTAAGGTCATGGAGTCTATACGGATGGTGGTATCGCTTCGCGTTGCAACGTAAATTTTGGCAATGTTTAACGCATTGGCGTCGGTATCAATAACTAAATCAGGCACGTTATAGGTGTGAGGAAAATAAGTTGCAATACTTGCTGCGTCTTGGTGAGTTTGTGGAGTGCCACCAACCCGCGTCATTGTTGCATAATTAATAATTAATTTGTCATCAAAGGCAAACCTAAGATCAGCATAAGGAATTCCAGTTGTTTGATTAAAAGCAATTGGAGTATCACCAACGCTTGATATAACTGAATTTCTGTTTTTAAAAATTATATTGCCTTCAGGAGTTATATATAACGCCCCTTGCTCTGAGAATTCGCAATTTTGCATTGCACTTAAAGAGGTTCTTAAAGTTGCAGGGTCGGCAACTGTTAAACTATTTCCTGTTTCTATGCTTCGCATGGTTGTTGGGAATTGTACTGTGTCCAAAATTTTATTGACTCTAGTTCCAGTATCTTGTCCCGCGGCTTGACCTGTAACCGTAACAACCGAAGCCATGTTAAATAATCTAAAAGCATCTGTTGCTTTGATATCTACATAAGCCAAATTCTCTGCTTTGTCATAAGAATAAATGTAATCGGTTGTATATCCACTAAATAAATAATATGTAGTTCCACCAACAGCCGCAGAAATTCTTAATTTTCTTAAGGGGTCTAATTGTCCAAAGTAAGGTGAATTGGTGTTTTGAGGATTAAAGTCTGAGTTAGGGTCATAAATTCTCACAACACACGTGCCGGCTTCATAAACGTCGCGATTAACGTTTCTACCGCGCCTGATGCTAATTTGTCTAGTTTGTGCGGTCAAATTTACAACCAATGCAGGCGTTGTTGAATCGCTTAATACGCCTGTATTTAATAAACCGTTAACTGGGTCGTCGAGGGTTAATCCAATTCCGAAAGTTGCGCCAGAACTAAAGTTTAACGAAACGTCTAATGTTGCCGGTAATGTCATTACTGAAACACGCCAACGTTTCTACTACTGACGGTTGCCGAACCTGACAAACCTGCTTCAAGCAAAGCGTTTCTAATATCTTGAACTAAATCACCGGTACTAACTACGCTCCCTGCATTATTGATATTAATGTTTAAATCTTGAAAAGTTTGTCGCATAGCAGTATCGGCGGCTAAATAACTTGCGAGTTGATTGCGAATATCTTGCTCAACGGTTGTCTCTGGAATCTTGTTAGTATTTGCAATCTTTTCCAACATTCTTTCGTTAAACGCTTTTAACTTTTCTGTTGAGGCTTCAATTTGAGCCTTAGCAGCCGCCAATGACGGTGTTGTTGTTGCGCTTGAAGTAATTGGCGCAGTAGTTACGGTTGTTAAAGGTTGTTGCAATAACTTATACATATTGAGAATTTTTGCAATTAAGTTATCAACCTCAGTACCAAACCCTTCAAATGGATTTAATGATTTTGGTATGCTTGCAATGGCAGCGGCAAGGTTAGTGGTTTGCAATTGAGCAACTGCCAACTGCCTTCCCAGTCTTTCGGCTTCGGTTGCATTGTTTTGGATTAACGCTAATTGTAGGCTTAATCTTAACTTTTCATTTTCCGTAATCTTGCCTTGTAACGCAGCGAAAATTTCTATTTGTTCGGTATCAAACAAAGTACCATATTTTTTAAGATTAGCCTGATCTTTTAATAATTGTTGTTCTTTTTTAATTGCAGCGTTTCGAGCGGCAAGATTTTTCTTTGCGTCTGCCTGCAACTTCTTTTCTTCCTTTGCCAATGCGGTGTAATCAAACTTCATACTCATTGGGTCAAAAGGTTTATCAAAGTTTAATTTGTATTGAAAGATTGGACTATCTGTTGGCAATGTAAGATTGCTAAGTCCAATCTTGGTGAACTTAATAAGCCTTGCAGTACCATCTATTAATCTTGAAATTCCAGCACTAAGTGAGTCGATTCCTGAACCAAATTTTTGAGGGTCGCCAAATGCCGAATCAAGCGCATCAACTAAAGATTTACCAATTAATTCTTTTGCGTCCTCAACTTTAGCATTTAGTATCGCTATTTTGCCAGCGTAAGATTCGGCGGCTAAACTTGCCTGACCATCAAACTTTTTAGATAAGAAGTCAGTTATTTGTGCCATATCCATTGTGGCTAGTTCGGCTTTACTTAAACCAATTCCTAGACGACTTAGCGCGGTGTTTTCTTTTAATACTGCTTTGCTTAAAGCAACTGTTACGGATTGTAAGTCTTTTCCACTACCGGCAGAAACATCTAAAGCAAGACTTAATAATTTTTGCGCTTCCTTAGCATCTAAAGTCGAATTAATTAATTGAGTAAATGCAGGTCTTAACTGGTCATCAAGAACACCGGTTGTATTTTGTAAGTTTTGAATAAAGTTGGCGGTACTTATAGTTGCATAAGATTGACCTAAATTTTGTAATGTCCTAGATAGTGAACCGGCTGCTCTTTCGTCATCTGCAAATGCTTTAACTGCTCTTTTGCTAAAAGTCAAAGATTGATAAACACCAAAAGCCAACCCAAGTGCTTTTGCTGACTTAGTTAATGTGGCGAGCGATTTACTTGCAGCCTTAGCGCCTTTGTCTTTATAGGTGCTGATAATAGGAATTTCAATGCCGGTTGCGCTCATGCTGCAAGTCCAATCCTTCGTTTAATGCTTGAGTTAAATTTAAAAATTGCTGTATCAATTGCTTTGAAAGTTGCCTTAGTTACTTTACCTTGATCTTTAGCAAACGCCGCATAAAGTAAACGTCCTTGATTCTTCCTACCTCTACCAATACTTTCTAGTTTGGCTTCATCATTTACTGCATTTACAAAATGATATCCAGCAAAAGGATTGTTGCTATTGTAATTTCTTGTTGAACGTTTTAAAATCTTTTGACCAGACTTGTAAGTGCCTTCGTATCCTTGAACGCTTCCAAACTCTCTCAAGCCTGTACTTTGAACAGGCGCTCGCCCGTTAGGATTTTTACGTCCAGCGGTTTCATAAATAGCGCCAGCCGCAGATCGATTAAGCAATTTGTATGCGTTAACAAATCCTGATCTGTTTCGTCTTGAACGACCTAAAGAAAAAGTTAAACCTTTTCTGATTACATTAGGATTATATTTAGGAAATCCTCTAGTTTTGCCAGCAGTTCGAGATACAACCTGTTTGCCTTCGTCTTGCCAGCCACTTAGATTTTGTATTTGATTTGGTACTTGACTGCGAGCATCTGCAATGACGACACGCATTGCAGAACGAATTTCTTTATTCATTTCCTTGTAGAGGTCAGGTGCAAACTGTTTTAAGGCTTTTTGTACCTCAACGAGCCCTTTTACCTCTACTGGCATTTTCCCTAGCCTTTGCGTCGTCTTTGAGAACCGCCAAGGTTGCCCTTAACAAATCTCTGTCCATGTCAATAAATGTCTGATGCGGAAGTCCTGTTGTAACTGCTAACCTAGCAATTAAATAATGAAAGGAATCCCGCGTTATCCATTTGGGGAGTCTGCATCCATAATCTCTACCTTAGATAGAGTTAACAAATACGAATCCCCAAATGGCGGAACTGTTACACCTGCTCGTCTTTCGGCTTCCCAAGAAAGCCAATAGACGTCAGATTGTTTTTCTTCATCTCTGAACCGCTTATGAAATCCAGATTTAAAATGTGATTCAAATGCAAATTCGAGTGCCGGAGTAATTTCATAATCTGAAACATCTCCGGAAGCCTTAGTCACTCTTAATTTAATCATTATTTCTCCTTAGAATGTACCTGTTGTTGCAACGGCTACTGCACCGTTAACAGTCCATGTTACATCTTGAGTACCTAAATCGCCAACTGCTCCGTTAATGTCGGTAGTGTTATTGATAAGGCAGGTCATTGTATAGAGAGGGTTGGTTGCGCTTACTGCTGTTCCTTTTTCTTGCAAAAGAACTACGGTAACTGAAGTACCCCAAGCGGCTTGCAATGTTGCAAGAACGTTTGCTGAAGCGGTGTCATTTAGGAAGGATATGGAAACGCTTGAAGTCTCCAACCCTTTGACATATTTTTCTCCGGTGTCACCCATTGCAGTCACCGCTAATTCATTAAATGATCTGTTTAGCGTAACGCTTGTTACATGGTCAGAAAGGTCAACAGAATTAACCTTGACTCCGACCTTATTATTCAAGAACACAGCCATGGTTATTCCTCATCTTTCTTGGTAATTGGTTTTGGCTTTTCTGATTTTGTTATTTGCCCGACTTTTTCAAGCCAAGCCTTGTCCTCTGAAGGAACGTCATAAATTTCACTCATTGTTTAACTCCAACTTGATAGCATGATTGAGACGGACATGTCACTTGTTAACATTTCGCCCGCAACACCTGACAAAACGGTTGGTGCGGATATATTGCCAACAATAACGCTTAATGTGGTTGATGCGGCTAGTTTGTTAAAAACACCAACCGCCATATCTTCAATGCCATTTAGATTTCCTTGATTGTCTAACATTGGCACGATCATCACAATTTTAAAATTTGCTTTTGGTGCAACCGTATTGTAAACGTTATTAGATGGCTCAATATATGGGTCATCTGGTTGAACAATTACGGAATTTGCAATGGGAGTGGCAGGCGGAAAGGAAAATACCTGCCACACCCCAGCGTTTTCCAACGCTGTCGCAAGGGTTGATCTAAGGGTTGTAACGGCAACCGGCATTAGCCAACCAAGCCATTCGGTGATAAGTGATTTGCTATGAGCCCTCTGATTCTTGCTGTCAAAGTGTTGCCCATTCTATAAGGACTTGGTTGAAAGTCTGGAGAAATTCCCCCAGCACTTGATGCTTGTCTTGCTTGCCAAATATCGACTGCAATCATGGCAGCGCCTTGACGAATCTCTGGAATAGTGGCGTAATCAACATTAGTAACAGCGGCAATAGTTCCGTAAGGTCTAACTAAATGTTTTAATTCTGTTGAAACGTGAGTTATTGCATAAGAAATTGAATAATCTGTAATTGCAGTAATTGTTTTGTTGCCACCGTTATAATGTGCAGCGACATTCTCAACCGTTACGACGTCGCCAACTTTCATGGCGTGAACTGTATCTGTATAAAGTGTTGCTAAAGTAGTTGTACACTCTTTTGCAATTACATTGTAATCATTGAACCACAAATAGCCTTTGACAATGTTTTCGGCAGCCTGTGCCACTTCTTCCACTACCGCGTCGGAATATAAACTTCCGATTCCAAGTAATGTCCGAAGTTCGGCTTTGGTAACGTACGTTGCCGGCAAAATTTTGTCCTTTCTTAAAGTAAAGGGGCGAAGGCTTCCAACGCCCCTTTACAGATGATTCCTATTGAGGAAAGTTTATGCAACCATCCAAGCATAAGCACCAGCAGCAACCTTAGTTGCTACTGCGCCATAACCATAATAAGCAACTTGAATTTGTCCAGTTGAAATTAAATTGGTTTCTAAACGGAACTTGCTTGACTCGTACCATGTGTAAGATTCAGGATTTACAACCAAGATTGAACGATCTCCGGTTGCGTCAGCAGCCAAAGCGCGGTCAACGTAAAGGTTTAGTCCTGCAATGTTTCCGCGAATCGCAGTAGCGGATAGTCCACCTGCTGCGTTCTGAGGATTAATCGCTGTGAAAATTGGTCGGTTTGAACCATCAACCAAGCCCATAATTGCGCCCCATTGCTGAGGTGAAACAATTACGTTTTGTGCAAAACCAAGCGTATTGGTGTAAACACTAACTGCAGCATCTGCAATAAAATCTTGTAGGTTCGCTGCTGACATTGTGCGATTGCCGCCATCAGTTGAACCAGTTTGAATTGCAAGTGCAACCGCTGCGTTTGTTGCCTTGGCATAGGCAAACTCCATTTGGCGAACCAACTCAGAGAAAAATGCAGGTGAACTACGGTCTAATAATTCTACTGAGAATGTTTGCTGACCGGCATATTTTTTAACGTCAACTGATAAAAATGCAACGTTTTGGTCTGTGTTGGACGGTGCTGCGCCTTCTGCTGTTATTGCAACTGTTGGTGCTTGAGTTAGTTTAGGAATTTCAAAACTCATACCAGCGTCAGGAAGTGCAGCGGTAGTGATTGCTGAAATGGAAGGACGATCAGCGTTTGAAAGTGGGTTAATTACCTCAGTCAATTGACGTGTTGGAATTAAACCTGCGTTATCTGTTGTATCTGCTGCTGCTCGAATATATTGACGAGCGTCTTCATCATTTAGATATTGCGCACGAAGTGTATTCTCTAGGAATTTTTCCTTTGTGAACTCAAGACGTGGCTTTGTGTAAATTGGTGCAGTTACTGTTGGTCGAGAGGCTTCAACCGCTGGGGTCTCTACTACCTCTGACGCAACAGTTGTTTCAGGTGTTGTGTTTTCCACAATTTCCTCATTTTCTGTTTTGGTTTCGGTTGATTCTGCCTCTGCGTTTGACGCAGCGACTGAAGTGACCGCGGCACTCGAAAAAGCGGCAGCCTGAACTAGGCTGACTTCAACGAGTTTAGCGGCACTAACTCTATAAACGCCGTTACTGTTTTTTCCTTTAATAACTTCCACTCCAACACTTAAACCGGAACGTAGGTTTTCAGATGCCTCAATTAGGCTGTCAGTTCCTCGGGTGGTGTTACTGACTTTAAACTCTGCATAAATTCCAGAATCATCCTCGTTAACGTTTTTCATTCTTCCGATTGGAGATTTAGGGTCATGCTCAAGTAATAACTTTACTTTTGTTGGTTCATCAATTTCAATAGAACCTTTTTCAAAAATTACTTTACCAACTGAAGTATTGCCAATTTCATTTTCAAACGGCACAATCTTTCCGGCAATAATACGACGAGACTCTGAAGCCTCTAAATCTGCGCTAAAATTAATTATTTCCATTTGGGCTTAGTTCTTCCATTTCTCTCGCTTGTTCAACAGTTATTAAACCAAGGTTTAACATTTTTTCAATCACGTTTAATCTTTCTAAAGGATTTGCTCTTAAAAATCCTGAATCCATGTCAAACGCAATAAATTGAGTGTTTGGTGACAGATCATCCATACTTAGACGATTTTCAACCGCGCTTACATAAGGTTGTAAAGATAGCGCCACAAACTGACGTCTTTCGTCTTGAACGTTAGAATATGTCATTGAATTATTTTGATCTGCACTTATATAGTACGCCGGAACATTGCACAAACGACTAATTTGAGTTGCCATGTATTGCAAACTGTCGTTGTAGGTCATGTCTTTCGGTGAAAAAGAAGTTGGCTGAAATTCTAGGCTTGAAGTTAAATAAGCGGTTGATCTTTCGCTGCGACTGCGACGCCATGCGGCTAATAATCCTGCAACTTCTTTTTCTCCAAGATCAGCACCATTATTTTTTAAAATACCCGCTGGGGTTGGAACTGATGCTGCATTTGCGGCGGCTTTTTCTAAATCAATTGCTGCTCTTAAAATTCTAGCGCCGGCATGAAGAATTCCATCAATAGGTGATTGAAATGTTACGAGTGAGCCAATTCCTGACATTGGTCTTTCGCGTCCATCAACTGTATAAAAATCAACAAATGTGTTATTTTTATTTAATTGAACTTGAACGCGAGTGTTGTTAACAAAATCAAAACGTGCAGGTCTGTTGTCATCTTGATAAACTTCTGTTACTTCCAAATACGCGCTGCCATAAAATAAAAGTGCATCAACTAAAGCGGTGACAATAACTGAGTTAGGTGCTGACTTAGATAATTGATTTACCCAAGGTAAATTTGGTAATTCTTCTTTTGTTGCTTTGGAATATGTACTAAGTTGCATCGTGCCAATTGTTGTGGCTATTAAGTTTCTGCAACGCATAACCGCCGGTACAGAAATTGCTTCATCTCTACTTACTGATTGAAATGGAGTAAATTGAGAATAATAATTAAATGGGTCAGTTACAACCGGTGGCGCTAATTGCGCTGTAATTTGTGGTTTTGGTGAAAGTCCTACTAAATCGCGGAAAAATCCCATTAGATAATTATATCAGAAAACTTAGACAAAAATCTTAGGTACTGAGATTGGTTTACTTAACATGTGGACAATCATTGCAGTTGAAATACTGGCTGCAACGCATCCTGCGGATTTTCGTCTAATAATTCTCCATCCGGCGTCATTTGTTTTAGCAGCGCAATTGTTCATACTGTTAACCCACTCCGGTTGACCGGAATGAATTAACCTTAAATTCGAAAGACTGTCAGCAAGTTCTCCACACGCTTGATAAAAGGCTTGTCCGCTGATATCTACTAACTTATGACCACTTTGCTCTAATTTTTGCGCAATAGAAGCGGTTGCGTACTTATCGTAAGCAATTTGAACTGGGCGGTATTTCATTGCCCAATCATGAATCGCACTTGCCATTTTAACTTCATCAATTGCAACTTCAGAACTGAAGGTTTCCATTACCCCAACCGCAATTTTGCCATCAACTATCTGACCGGCGACCAAAGCACCAGTTCTTTTGCTTGGGCTGACGTCAAATGCCATTACAGTCATTGCGCCGACTGGCAATACCAATTCCGATACTGAACAGGCTTCAATTGAGCCAAAAGTCCAAGGACTAACCTGCGAATCAATCCACATACACAAAGTTTCAGTTAAAGTGGCTTCAATTGAGTTAGTGGCAATAGATTCCTCAATTGCTTCTTCGGTTACGGTGTAACCAAGTGCAGGGTTAGCCATTGCCCAAAATTTACGGTTTCTAATATCTTGCCTTGCTGCCAAAGGTGCTGAGTACTCCCAGAATCCAAATGTTTTACTTGGGTAATCCATTGCGCGTTCCCTAAGATCATTTAAAACCGTTGAGAACGCATCACCGGCGTTGCTGGTAAATAATGTTTGGGAATTAGGTCTGGCTCTTGTTACTGGCACAGCCGCTTTAAACGCTTCTTCGCTTACCTCGCGTAATTCATCCATGTAAAGGAAGTCAGCGGTCTTTCCGCGGCTACCGTCGCGAGTGGCTGCAACAATTTCATAACGAGCGCCATTAAGTAAAGTTATTGATTCTTGACCATTTGCGTATCTAATGCGCCTTACTTGCGCTTTTAGGAAATCATTGTCCTCGATAGTGTTGGCAACCTGCCTAAATGTATCTAACGCCATATTTCGGTTAGATGACATTGCAATTATGTTCTTTTCGCCAAATATGAACAAACCTGCCAAAATTCTCATTCTGGCAAGGTGCGTCTTACCTACTTGGCGTGCGCATAGCAAAAGATTCGACTTGCGGATGAAATTATTGTCTTTATCAACTTTTAACATATCTTCCAGAACGTAATGCTGCCAAGGCAGTAAAGGCATCCCAATTTTCTCTGCTAACTCAGCCACCTCTGCAATTCTGGATTCACCTTTGATAGGTGGGGTCTGAATTCGCGGTTTGGTTGAGCCTAAAACCCTTTTTGTCGTCGCCCCTCGTTGCGCGGGTTTCTTCTTGGCTTTTGTGGACTTCTTTTGTTCACTCATGGCTTTTGAAAAGGTGAGTCTGGCTTTGTTCCGACCGTCTCAGGGAGAGAACGTTCCAAAAAGGCAGGGGGGGTAGAACGTGTGCTAAAAAAACGGCTACCTTTGCGTGAATTACATGACTTGCAGGCGCTAGTTAGGTTATCCATATCCCACAGATCACCGCCTACTTTTCTTGAGGTTATATGGTCAACGGTGGCGTCACCACCTTTTAAATCTTTAAAGCAATAGGTGCATTGCCACCCATCCCTTGAGAGGACACGTAATCGCAAAGATTTCCACTTGGCACTACCTAATGCGTGTTTACTCAATGCCATCCTTTTAATTGCCAATGATTATAGGCTTTGCAAGCATTAATATATCCATCATTATCTAAGCCAAACTTATGGGCTATGTATGACAGTCCCCAATCTATTTGCTGATAAGGGCTGGCATCACGTAAGTACTGACTCTTTCCCTGTGGTATGCCATACACACGATAAGTACCAGTCAAGTTACCTACTGCCCTTGGATTCCATGCACTTTCCTTACCATACAATTTGGTTAAACATTTATATTGGGACAAAGACTCAATCTTTAAATAGGCATACTCTTTGTAACTTATGTAATTAACTTTAGTTAATGCAGAAACGGAATCAATCTTTTTAGAAGATATGTTTAATAGCAATAAACATAGAGTTATCCCAATAGCAATTAGCAGCGAACTCGCGAGCCAGCCCCTTGCGGGGCTCGCGTTCGCGCTTGAAGGCGCGTCGCTTGCTAAATAGCGTACCATACGTGTCAACACCTATCAACAAAACCGCAGGTCAGACGGCATGTCATATACTTGTCCACCCAATATACTCAGCCTGTGGATTATTTTTTAGCCATTCTTCTCGAAGGGCATTTTGATATGCCCAATCCATTTCATTTGTTTTATTATCCATAACCTTCACTCCATTCATGGTTACAATCTTTACATTCATGAAAGTAATCGTTGTTATATTTAACAGTTGTGGTGTTATACCTTAAACACTCAGGGCATTGATCTTTGCGCATATAGGGCAGGTCATACCTTCCATAAGCCATTGACCGCACTTCTTGCAGCGAACAGGCTCACTCATGTAGTAATCCAATAAAGTCACTCATGGGAAGCAATACCACGTAATCCTCAACTTTCTCGCCCTGCCCATTGCAGCGCAATACTACAAAGGCAAGTTTATCGGATTTACGCTCTTTTATCTGTTTAATCCATGCTAAAGGGCTGAATTTTGTTACTGCCTTAACCTCAACATCAAAGGGAGTTCCTAGTATGTCACTCCCCTGACGCCCTGCACCGGTCGGCTCAGCGTACGGATACCAAGCCTTTAAATACTCTGCAACTACCTTTTGAGTCCTATAACCCCTATGTTTACGGTGTTGGGACGTCATAGAATTCAAATAACTCTAAAGGCACTCTCCAGCCATTGATAGATTCATCAAAGAACTCATCCATCATAAACTTTTGGGGTTCAATATGCCCAAAAATATAAACCTGAGTAAAGTTATCCATGTCAAGGCATTTAGTACCAATTATTAATTTGTAAAGGTCTTTAGTCCAAAATGGGATTGAGTTGCTAGTCCTAACCGATCTAACCTCACATGCAGCCCCTATATCAGGTAAGTGTTTGCGAAGTGGGTGCAAGTCATTTGGATAAAAAGGAACATTCCAACTGACATTATAGTATTTGGCTGCTGCCCATTCACAAACATTGGCTCTGATATTGGCTAGAACTTCGTGCTCCAGTTTTCCATGAGCCTTGCCATCAGCGTAATTAGGTTTATCAATAGAATCCCATTTAGCAAGCCATCTTTCAACTGCTAACTGAGTGCAAATCCTAACCTCATCTTTGCTGAGTTCAATTATCATTTAATGGGTACTCTATGTGGTTTACACAATGACAGGCAACGCACTTTTTTATACCATTGACAGTAATCATTCTTGGGTCATTGCACATTTCGCAACATTCTGAAAGTGGCACGATATCTAAGGCAATCCCTTTCTCAGTAAAAGTTGCCCTCAGTCCACTTGGGTCAATAATTTCCATGTCACCCATGAAGTTCACCTTCAAAATACCATCTGCCGTTAGGAGACAATTTTGCCCAAACCGCATCTTCCTTTATGTTGCTTTTGCAAACATATCCATAGTAAGGTTTTCCACCCTTACTGATTCCTTGTTTCAAAATATGCCCATGTTCACACTCAGGCGGTGGGTTCGGCGTAGATGAGCCGATTTGATCGACTATTTCACCAACTGACCACGCAACAGCCTCAGGTTCTTTCTTGTCGGCTGCAAATGATTCTCTTAAAGCAATCTCAATTGCTTTTGATCGACCAGATTGACCATAAATGTTCTGCCTAGACTCTAACTTTTCTTTAAAAGTCTGGGCTTTATCATCCGCTGCAATGACCTTGACCATTTCAGACTGAGACGGTCTTTTTCCTTTAGCGGCGTAACCGGCGTTAGCGAGCGCTCTGCCAATCGCAGAAGTTTCGCAGTTCTCCAATGCAGAAGTCTGATTGACACCGCGATCAGTAATGGTCTCATAAGCAAGCCCAGTAGCAAACGGTTGGCTGTCCACGCATGTTCTATAAATTTTGGCAAGAACAATAAAACGTTTTTCAGTATTTTCCAGCAACTGAGTATGCACCATAAAATCAGGATAGTCAGCAATAAACCTTCCAAGCCTCACCTCAACCGTCTCGTAATCGTTAATGTTAAATGCCATCATCTTCACCCTTCATTTCGCGAACTATTTGGTGATAAATCAAGCCATAACCTAAAAGGTCTTTTAATGAATCTTCATGATCGCTAGTTTGGGACAATCTTGATACCTTAACCAAAAGCATCATCATTGCCACTTGCTCAGGCGATATGTAACTGTCATAGTAACCCGACCAAAGTTCGGAGATTCTACGGTGATTGACACCCGCATTACCATAGATACTACCTCGCTGCGCGAGTGTAAGTTGCACTTCGTTAAATAACTCATCAGTCTTTTTCATAGTCAAACACCTCGTCAGACTGTTTTTTTATCATTATCATTCTTCGGTGCATATCCCAACCCACCGCACGCCCACGCCAGTAACCGCGGTTATAAATTTCCGTTTGCCATAAATTAACCGCATAGGCAAGCAATCCAGTTGCTATAAAAAACCACAAAATAGTCACTCCGTTAATAGTCATGCGTTCACCCATGAACCGGCGAAGTTTGTTGTAAATATAGGTTGGTCAAATCTCAGGTCATAATTGATTTGAAACTCATAACCTTGTTGTTGTAGGTATTTAGTCGCCAAAACTAAGGCGGCACTATTTTCTACCCAATAAATATATTCATGCTCAAAGTTAGGGGCTTGATCGAATCTATCGACTTGGGCTTCCCAATCAATACCTTTGAACTGCATTTGATTTTCGGTCAGCATTTCAAAATCTATAAATGTTAGATTCATGGTTAAACCCTCACGCCTAACTCTTCCATAAAGATAGTTTCAATTACTGGCGTATAACCATAATGCTTGTATTTGTTAGCAAATAACTCAGCATCTGTTTCAGATTGCCAAAAATACTCGTCTTTTCCATCTTTCCAATTTGTGATTCTTACTCTGTATATCTTGTCCATTTGAAGCCTTTCCGTTACACCAAGTCCGTTAACTTGGATAAGAGAAGGATGACACAGGGGGCAGACACCGGCAACTAAAAACGCGGCGTGTCTTATAACGCTTTTGTTATATAAGTCCTGATTCGTCTATTACGTCAATTTGGTCGTCTATGGTGCGTTCCTCGTAATCGGTCTGCCTACCCATAGGTTTTGCCCTCAACTATAAAACTGCCATCTTTCTCAATAGGCACAAAAACAGGCGCAACCTTCTTGCCCTTGACATATAAAATTCCAAATCCTTGCTGCCAGTTGCCTGAGCCGCCTTTGAGGTATTTGGCGGATTTAAAATCCATTAAATTTCCAACTTCAAAACCATATAGCGTATGCCCTATTTTGCCCCCTGATGAGGCTGTAAAGGCTGCTAACCCCGCTCTGTGGGTATGACCACACACTACGCTCTTTCCATGCCTTATAGCCAATCCTAGGGCTGTTTGACCACCTTTTTGAGACACCTGTCCCTCATCACCATGAAGGATAATCCAATTAGGGGCGATTGGCATTGGCTCGCGCCAGAATTTAATGCCCAGTTCAGGCAACCCAAGCCAGTTTTCAAACCTTAATTCAGGTAAAGATGCAAAGGCTGGCAACCTTGTCTTGATGGAATTCCATAAACGGTCAGTATGGTTTGACCTGACCATATCAGTTACCTGTAAATCGTAAAGGACTTGCTTAGTAATTTGGCGATCTCTGTCAAGTGTCCCAGCGAATTCCCCTGCCAAACCTCGTTCCCATTTGGAGAGTTGAGGAAGGTCAATTTCATCTCCGACCGTTGCGACTTGGT